TTAGAGCGTGATGCCCATTGCGCTGCTTTGTAACCTAGAGCAACGATCTCGCGGCTTGGACGGCCCAAGACGTACTCTGTTACCTTCACACCGTTGCCTGCCTTGCGGCTGTTGGCATATACAGCATAACCATGCTGACGGATGCGGCTAGCTTCTGCGGCTAGGTTTTTAACACCAAAACGCTTAGATGCTTCTGAAGCGGTTAGTGTCTCGCCACTTTGTAGGGCGGTAAAGACCTTGAAAGTCTTGGTGTCTTTGCTAATGTATTTCATTTTAAGTTTCCTCTGTTATGGCTGTGTCTCACAGCGTCATACTAGTATATAGGGATGCTGCTGTAAGATCAACCTCAATGTTACCGTTTTACAGTTACATTCGCCCGAAGGAAGGCACCCAAAAGAACCACAGCACACCAGGTCTCAAAGGTGTAGGCAATGGCCAGTGCAGAGCCAAACAAGACGTTCCAGGACCAGATGATTAGGAAAGGCCCAATCAACAGCAGGAACAGCACTAGAGCTACAATCAAAATAATCTTAAGCATTCTCAATCTCCTGGACTTCTTCAAGTCTCTTCAGCTCAGCAAGCTCTTTCTCGATCTCCTTGATCTTGCGCTTGCCATTGACGTTTGTACCCTTTTGATAGACCCGCCATACGTGATCTTCACAGTAGGCCTTGCCCGGGAACACAGGGCGGCAACACATTTTGATAGGCCAGTTATGAAGCGGATCTTGGTCCGCTCCAATGAACTGGCACTCTTTGGGAGGAGCGCCTTCCATATTAACCTCGCTTCATCACAGTTACTTCAGCCATTGCTTCCCAGTTGTCAGCAAATGCCTTACGCAATTGCGCAACCTTCAGCACTGTACGCAGGCTCAGCTCGCGTAGTTTAGCACGGTTGTTGGCAACAAAGTCCACAACATCAATCTTAGCTACATCGCTGAGATCGTACTCGTCAAGCATACCGTCCTGTACAATCTGCTTGATACGCAGAACCTTCTCACGGTCTGTGTCCATTTGCAGATCAATGTAGTGGCAACGGCTCTCAAGAGCGGCAAGGTGATCCTGTAGCTTCTTAGAGCGTACATTCTCAAACTTGATGTTGGTGATAAAGATAGCACCTGCTTTGAACTCAAAGCGATCTGGGATACCTTCTGAACGCAACAGGCGTGAGTCTGTGTTCCAGCTAATAGTACGCTTCTTGGAACTGTCCAAAGCGGCCTTCAAAATGTTCAACGACAAGTCGTCCAGCAATACGCTGTCGCAGTCATCGAACACAATGATGTTCTTCTCGCTTGAGAACTCGTAGAGCTTGGCATAGAGGCCAATGGCACTCATAGCACCTTTGACAATCTCGTAGCGTGGCTTGCGCTCGCCTAAGGTATTGAACAGGTCGTCTTTGGTAAGTACTTCTTCAACACCAAAGCTCTTGCCCACACCCGGAGGGCCAGTGACAATCATAGCACGGACATCGCCTGCTTTGACAGCCTTAGTCATATCCGTAAGTACTTGGAAGCGGGCACGAGTCTTCTCAATGAGGTCCTCGTCCGAAATGTGTGCAACGGCACTGTCCGCAATCTTCATCTGCACAAGACTGTTCTCTCCCACAGGAGCTTCGTCAATGTGCGATACCACGCGGTATGCATTAATGCCCTCTACCTTGACGCGAATCTTCTTGTAGGGATTGCGACCGTTTTCAATCTCTTCACCAGCCAAGCAGGTAATTGCCTCGCCGTCAAAGTCCTTGACCATCTGCAGGCGGATGCCGGGATAGATCATGTTCTTGCGGGCACCGTAGGAACCCTCCAAAATCTCAACTAGTGTAGCCATCTTTCGCTCCTTGTGTGTGTTGCTAAGTCTCTATTATATTACCAAACAGGGCTGTTGTCAACCCCGTTCAGTAATAACCCTACTTACATTAGGGCTTCTTCTACTTCTTCAGCCTGCTCACGCAGATGCTCTGCAAGTGCATCAGCCAACGGCACGTAGGGGGCATCGTGGCACTTCACGTACCAAACGCCGTCCTTGCGGAGGATGTACTCGTATTCCTCATACTGGTGACGCTCCTTGTAGTCCTCAAAGCTCTTGAACATCTTTTGATCAATGCCCGTTTCGCCGCGATCGCGTCCGTAGAACGTAGTAGCGCCAGCAGCCTGGGCCGCATCGTAGGCAACCTTGGAACCCTCGTCGAAGTGCGGGCTGAACGGATGCTGTGTGCCGATGATACGACCCAACGAGCTAATGTCGCCCAAGTCCAGCAAGTCACGCAGAATGAACGGATTGGAATAGTGCTTATAGAGCAGCATCCCGTTATGTTCCAAATAACCGTCCCAGTGGCAGTAGACCTGCCCAACTGTACCGTCTGCGTATTCCAAAGCAATTGTAGATCGTGTACCCATTTCGCGCTCCTTTGTTAAACAATGTCTCTATTATACGATCAAATCGTCTCGTTGTCAACCTCTGCAGATAACCCGCCAAACACTCGGGACAATCTGTAGAACTTGGGCTTGGCTTCCTCAATGGCCTGATAGATCAAGTCCTCAGCAGTGCCGTCTTTTAGTACTTCGCGAGCGTCCTCGTACATAAAGCCACCAACGATCGCGTCGCCTACTTCAAGTCCTTCTACGAACACTCGAGCCCGCAACATGAACCAATCCAGCTGGCCCGAGTTGACCTTGTCTTCCATTTCTTTGATATCATAGCAGGTATCGTCAAACAAGTCTCTGACTGGGATGTCTTCCCAGGTCTTGTCTACAACGATCTCCAAGTCACCGCGCTGTTCGCGCAGTAGTTCGTCCCAATAGCGCATACCTGCTCCTTAGTAGTATTCGTGGATCTCAACGCTGGGATCCAGCTTGAGCAATTGTTCAGCAGCCTTGTTGAGGAAGCGGTACTTGACCGTGACCTGTGCTCGAGTCAACTCACCGTCGCAGGTCAAGTTCTCTGGACTAAGGCACGAATCAATCTTGCCAGCGATCTTCTTGCGATCTGCGGCACTGTTGAGATCCAGCGCAGGGCTACCAAAGATCGCTGACCACTTGTTCTCACGCTCTACAAACTGTTTCAACTCTTTCATTGCTCGCTCCTTTTGTTAACGTATGCCTCTATTATAAGGCCAAATCAGCAGCCTGTCAACCAAAAACCCTACTGGGCCTAGGGTTACATGCTCCAGTAGAGTTCTGAGCTGGGATCACAGCTTCTAGGTGTGTCGTGTGCTATCTGCACATCTTGGCCCGTCATTAAGTTCTTGACTGTCTTCATTGTGGGCACACACTCAAAGCGCCAGCCCTTGGTTGCAGGGTACAGATCGTAGAGTTCGTTGCACTCGCGTCGAATGCCCTCTGCCGTCCTGTCCCGCCACACTGTAGTAGAGAACAGGCGCTCACCTGTTTTGGTACGTGCATCCCGCTTGTAGATGTATACAGTCCAGTCTTGCTTCATATCAATCTCCTCGTGTGTCTGTGTTAAGGGCGGGTCGGATCATGCGGCGCAGTTCAACTTCACGACGGTGAGCTTCTGCCTTGCCACGGATCACTTCGTGTACATAGACTTCAATCTCGCTCTTGTCTGTGAGCTTGCGTAGTTCCTGGCACAAGAGCCAGTTCTTTGTTTCTGTTTTGGCACGATAGAAGTGCTTGGCTGCACGGGCCAGAACTGACTTATTAATAGTCGACTCTGTCTTGGCAGTGACGCCAATGTAGTTGAGCCCGTTGACACGCAGTTCATAGATGATATGATTGCGGTCTGTGCGCTTTTTACGAATGGTGTTTGTCTGTGTCATAGCTCTATTATAAGGCCAATCTGCAGATCCGTCAACCGAAATGATTTGACCCTGCTAGCTCTAGGGTTTCTCGTTCGAGGTACGTGTGCTGAGAAGTTATCCACAGGTTATCCAAAGTGTGGCATTTTGGCTACATTTTGGCCTACGCTGCGGCACTCTCCTTCCTGCTGCTGCCAGCTGCTGTACTGTAAATTTACTTTGGTATTCGCCCTAAATTTACTTTGGTATTGCTGCTGTAGCTGCTGTTTAAATGGTGCCCGGAGCCGGAATCGAACCGGCACGCCTGTTAAAGCGAGAGATTTTAAGTCTCTTGTGTCTACCTATTTCACCATCCGGGCATGCTGTTTGCTGCTGTACGCTGCTGACTGCTGCTAACGTTTGTGGCCTGACTGGAGGGACTCGAACCCCCGACCTACAGCTTAGAAGGCTGTTGCTCTATCCAGTTGAGCTACAGTCAGATTCTTTTGGTGGGCCCCCCGTGAGTCGAACACGGCACCAACGGATTATGAGTCCGCTGCTCTAACCAACATGAGCTAGAGGCCCTGTATTCTACTTAACAGTGTATTCCTTTACGATCTTATAAAGTGGATCTGGTTCAGCTGCTGCTGTTTCTATAATGTCTGGCGACTCGTGTGCCAGCCTGTTGATATAGTACTCTCCGGGCCAATGACGTAGTACACTGGAAGCACGTTGTCTGATTTCCTTTGGAACACGTGGCGTTTTGCTGGGATCACAGAGATCCTTCAGCAGCCTGTCCGCCCAAATCATACTACGATATCTTTCGTCTGGTAGTGTCATAATTCCCGCTCTGTACAATGATAACCTACGCTTCTTAAGCATAGTATATATTATACAGTCAACGGCGCTGCTTGTCAATGGTTTTATGGCGCTCTTTGGCTAGCTTTTCACAATGTCTAAGGAACTCTCCGTACATAATGGGATCCTCCGCAAAGATACTAGCCAAATGACCTAGCACAAAGCCCTCTTGATAGACTCTGTATAAGCGAGGATCTGTGTGAGGATTACACTGTGCTACACAGGCACGTATATGTTCTCCTATATTGTGTACACGATCTTGCATCAGGTTCGCTCCTAGATCTAGTATTTACTGTATGTATAAGGTTTATTCACAGTGTATATCTACTATAGCGCAGCGGGGCCACTGTATAAGAACTGGCATACAGCTAAAAGGCCCACTTTCACAGTGAATAAATACTGATA